GAGAAGCTGGCACACGTGCCAGAAAATGGCTGAAGATAAACATCAACAAATCACAACGTGATTACAGACAATGAGGTTATACCGAATGGCCAAAGTCAATGAATACATTCCAATCCACTACGTAGGAAGACGACACCCCGTGGGTGTCGACACTGGTTCAGAAACTATTGTGGAGCAGAGCCACAAAGAGATGACCAACATCAACAAAATTGTCAGCCGCTATTTGAGCGGCGCACAATTACCAAATAAGGCCCATGAGGGCCAATATGGTGACGTGTCAGAAATCGGTGATTTCATGGACGTCAGAGAGACAATGAACGCCGCATTAGCGGCATACGACGACCTACCAAACTCGATCACAGATCAGTTCAACGATGCAGGAGAATTTGTGGAATATGTCGAAAGACAGCGACAAGCAGATGCTATGCGATCTGAGTCAAGCGACAACGGTCACGATACAGCAGATCAGGGAGGCATTTCGGATCCAAAATCGGGTCAGGAGAGCCCACCAGGCGATCCGCCGGAAACTGGTGAAAACCAGACCAAATAGCTCAACCACCACTTGAACCCCCGAAAGGGGGTTCTTTCTTAGGGCTCAGGCTTCGCCAGAGCCCGTCTAACAACCCAAAACAAAAACCCAACCACATACCACTACGATCAAAAAACAAAGCCGCAGACAAAAGCAGAGCGAACGTACAGCGGCACCCAAAAACAGGGGGAACAGTATAATAGCCTTGTAGTTAACTGTTCCCACTGGCTCATGAGAATAATTCTCATCTAGCCAAACACCCAAAACACCTCCCTGAAGACCTGTTCTTGACAGGTCAAAAAGACTCGCGCAAAGTCGCTCCTGAAAGCCCACAAATATCCAACACAGGAGACTCAAAAATGGCCCGTCGTCGCAGAATGTCACGTGGAAAATCCCGCAAAGTATTTCAGCGCTATGCGCGTTCCCGGAAAGTTAATTACAAACGCCCGATCAGTCGTGGCGGAATCCGGTTCTAAGCATGTATGTCATGCAACAAGCCCCTAACCGCTTATCAGGCATTCGAACCCAACGCTAATGGCTCTCGTGGCATTAGCTTTAGTCCTGATAGCGGTTCTCACCCAATCGCCCTGCCCTGCGGTCAATGTATCGGTTGTCGAATTGACCGAGCAAGATCCTGGGCAATGCGGTTGCACGTCGAAGCACTCGAACACAAAAAGTCGTGCTTCATTACCCTAACTTACGATGAGGAGAATATCCCCGATGGTCAAACACTCGTCACTGAAGACTTACAGCGATTTATCAAAAAGCTTCGCAACTCTGATCGGAATATTCGTATTCGCTATTACGCTGTTGGTGAGTATGGAGACGGTCGAGGACGGCCGCATTATCACGCCATCATTTACGGTGTTAATTTTCCTGATAGGCAGCTCTGGCGTGATCGCGGCGACTACTGCATTTATACTTCACGAAGCCTTACGCAGCTTTGGCCGCATGGTATTTCAACGGTCCAAGACAACTCAGTCGAAGCGGCAGCGTATGTATCACGATACGTTATTAAGAAAATCACAGGAGAGAAAGCAGCAGAGCACTACGAAACACTCGATCCAGAAACCGGAGAGATATACCGACGCATACCCGAATTTGCGCGGATGTCGAGAAATCCCGGAATCGGATCGGCATGGTTAAAAAAATATCACGGTGATTTATATCCCAAGGGATACGTCACCGATGGCAAAGGAAAAAAGACACCCCCCCCCGAATACTTCAATAAGCTATTCAAAAAATGGTATCCAGAAGCATTCGAAAAACTCAGAGCGGAACGCCGCGAGGAGGTATTTGACAGATACAAAGACTTCGACCCAGACAGAGCATTAGCTCGCGACAAAATTCAAACAGCAAACCATAAACTCAGAGGTGGTCAATTATGATTTACAAATGTTTCGCAGTAAAAGACAAAGCACTTGATTCCTACTCAGCACCCTTCACGCAGGCAACCGTCGAGGCCGGCCAACGCATGTGGCGTGATCTCGTTATGTTCGAAGGAGGTGAAAACAATCGTTATGCACGGAACCCCGAAGATTACAGTCTTTATCTGCTCGGAGAATACGACGACACCACCGGAAAAATGATTGCGTTAGAAACACCCATGCAAATATCCAACGCAACAGATGTCATCAGCGATAAGCCCACCACACAACTAGCAGAGGTATCACAATGAAACGCCGTTACAGTAGTAGTCACAAATCCAATCACACGTTTAGCCAGGTACCCTCGGCAAACATCAAGCGGTCAGTATTTGATCGCTCCCACGGTTTCAAACTCACATTCGATGCAGGTTTATTAATCCCGGTATATGTGGACGAAGCCTTGCCCGGCGATACCTTCCGCATGTCAATGACAGCATTCGGGCGAGTAGCAACGCCCATCAAGCCAATCATGGACAATATTATTCTTGAGTCCTTCTTCTTCGCAGTTCCCAATCGTTTGCTATGGCTCAATTGGGAAAGATTCTGTGGATATCAGGACAACCCCGGCGATAGCACGGACTTCACCATACCCGTAGTCACAGGCACCGACACGGTGCTTGAAGACACAATCTACGATTACATGGGTTTACCCCTCAACTACACGCTGGACGACATCCAGCCCAACGCACTTCCGTTCAGAGCACATAATTTAATTCACAACGAATGGTTCAGAGATGAAAATCTCAAACAGCCTTTCGACATGATTCCTGGCAATGGTCCAGACCCATCGTCACGCTACTTTCTATCACGCAGAGGCAAGCGCAAAGATTATTTCACTGGCTGCCTGCCTTGGCCGCAAAAAGGTGATTCAGTCGACTTGCCGTTAGGCATATCGGCGCCCGTCGTCGGCACAGGTGCACCGACGTATAACAACGGAGGAGCTGATACACCATTCTCTGGCGGTACCGGAGGTTCCGCTGGACTGGTAGCACACGCAGGTCCAGAAGGCGGAAATTTTAATTGGGCCGACACACAGCTCGAAGCAGACCTAACCAACGCAACGTCTGCAACCATCAATTCATTACGCGAAGCATTTCAAACACAGCGCTTGTTAGAGCGAGACGCCCGCGGCGGTACTCGTTATACCGAAATTATCCGCGCACATTTCAACGTAGTGAGCCCAGACTCACGTTTACAGCGTCCAGAATATTTAGGCGGTGGACGCTCTTACATCAACTTCCATTCGGTAGCACAGAATACGCCCACGGGCATTGTCCCGGACGTAACACCACAGGGTAACCTGTCAGCCTATGGCACCATTGCAGCGATGGGCCACGGCTTCACACAATCGTTTACAGAGCACATGACAATACTCGGTTTCGTCTGTGCACGGGCCGATCTTACTTACCAGCAGGGCCTCGAACGCATGTGGTCAAGGTCCACGCGATTCGATTATTTCTGGCCCGTATTTCAGCACCTCGGAGAACAGGAGGTGCTCAACAAAGAACTGTATTTCGATACCGACGGCCTCAATGATGAGGTGTTCGGTTATCAGGAACGCTATGCAGAGTACCGTTACAAACCATCCCGGATATCGGGACGATTCCGTTCAACAGCAGCAACGCCAATAGACATTTGGCACTTGGCGCAAGAGTTCACATCGAGGCCCGTACTCAATGCCGAATTCATAGCAGAGACTCCACCGATGGACCGTATTAAAGCGGTCATCGATGAGCCCGACTTCATAGCAGATATACAATTCAATCTGCGTTGCGCACGTCCTATGCCTGTGTACTCAGTCCCAGGCTACATCGATCATTTCTAGGTGACTTATGGGCTTATTTAGTTCTATCGGTAAAGCACTATCCAATCCCATCGGCGGCGCTCTCGCCGCTGGTGGTATCGATTACTTCTCTGCAAAGGACACGCAGAGCAAACAAAAAAAGATGGCACGTGAACAAATGGCATTTCAGGAGAGAATGTCTAACACGTCCTATCAACGCGCAGTAAAGGACATGCGCGCAGCAGGGATAAATCCCATGCTGGCAATATCTCAGGGCGGTGCGTCAACGCCCGGTGGAGCGCAAGCGACTATGGTGACACCAACACCAGGTGCCACCGCAGCAAAAGGTTTGCAGGCTTCATCGCAAGCCAGTTTGCAAACACTCCAGAAACAATTAGTAGAGGCGCAGACAGGTACCGCTAAGGCACTTGAGTCGAAGACTCAGGCAGAGGCAGATCAGCAACGTGTTATGGCTGACTTCTATCAGAAACACAAAGACGTCGTGCCCGCCTATAAGGTCGGCGGCACAAAAGGTGTAATAGCAGAGCTGTTATCAGAAGCTGGAGCAAATACCGCTAAAGATGTCCAGAAACTGGCCGATGATTTAGTGAGTGCTCCAGCAAAGGCAAGAGAAGCTGGCACACGTGCCAGAAAATGGCTGAAGATAAACATCAACAAATCACAACGTGATTACAGACAATGAGGTTATACCGAATGGCCAAAGTCAA